CTTCTCATATTATTGGAGAACAGAATCCTTCTCAATCTTTAATTACACATTATGTAAATACTGTACAAAAAGTATTAAAGAATGAAGAAGAAAATAAACTAGTTGATGTTAAACTAGATGATATTGTTGATATGAATTTTGAAATGAGTGATGAATATCTTGAAGAATTTGATTATGATAGTAGTAGCACACAAAACTTCCTTTCTAAGGGAACATTACATTAAGTATACTTCTCTCCCCCTCCGATATTACATATCTATTATATCATACTTTTTAGGTTTTGTACATACCTCTTTCAATTTATTTTTTCAAATCAAACTAAAAAATAGTTCGAAAATAAATGTACAAGCATGGTAAAACATGTTATAATATTATATAAATGTGACAGGAGTAACTATGGCTAAAAGAGCTAACATACATTATGTGAACAACGCTGATTTTTCTCAGGCAGTTGTTGACTATGTTCATAGCGCTAATGATGCTAAAAAGGCAGGAAAGCCTGTACCCAAAGTAACCAATTATATTGCACAGTCGTTCTTAAGAATCGCTGAGGGTTTGTCTCACAAATCCAATTTTATTCGCTACACATATCGCGAAGAGATGGTTATGGATGCAGTTGAAAATTGTCTTAAAGCTATTAATAACTATGACATTGAAGCAGCCACGAGAACCGGTAAACCAAATGCATTTGCTTATTTTACACAAATCACTTGGTATGCTTTTCTACGTAGGATTGCAAAAGAAAAGAAACAACAAGATATTAAGATGAAATACTTAACATCATCTGGTATTGAAAACTTTATCCATGAAGAAATGGGTATGGGTGATGAAGCAAGTAGACAAGCAATTGAAAGCTTCGTTGATACACTCAAAGAAAGAATTGATAAAGTAAAAGAACAAGATACAGCTGTACGTGATTTTGCAAAGAAACAGGGTGGACCTGCAAAACGTAAAAAACGTGCTAAGCATGCAGATTCAGATTTAACGGAGTTTATGACATGAGTAGAAATTTTGTAGTAGAAATTGTGGAAGATGGTGAAGATTTAATTATCCCTATTCCAGAAACTTTAACAGAAGATATGGGATGGAAAGTTGGTGATGTTTTAAATTGGACATTCCATAATGATTATGTCGTTATAAATAAATCAGATAAATCTGTGAAAGAAGTATTAGAAGAAGCAGAAGAAAATGAAGTGAATCTAACTAATTATTATCATAAAGGAAAACTTAAAGTATGAATAAGGGTGATATCGTAACGGTCCTTACCGTGTCAGGAGAGTTTGTTGGCAGACTCGTAGAAGAAACAGAAAATAATGTAACATTAGAAAATCCACGTATGTTAGTTCATACAGAGCAAGGTATTGGTTTTGCTCAAGGTGTTAGTGTTACTGCACAACAAGTTAAAGAAATTACATTTAGAACTATCGTATTTGTTGCACCTACCGATGATGCAATTCAAAAGAATTGGACTCAGGCTGTAACAGGTATTGTTGTATAATGAAGATAGCAATTCTAAATGACACTCATTGTGGTGTTAGAAACTCGTCTGAAATTTATTTAAACCACGCAGAAAACTTTTATTCAAAAGTATTTTTCCCTGAATGTGAAAAACGTGGCGTTAAACAAATTCTACATTTAGGTGATTACTATGATCACCGTAAGTTTATTAATTTCAAAGCACTAAACCACAATCGTAAAATATTCTTAAATGTATTACGTGATAAAGGTATGACTATGGATATTATTCCTGGTAACCATGACACATATTTTAAGAATACAAATAAACTAAACAGCTTAAAAGAATTATTAGGTCATTACATGAATGAAGTAAATATTGTAATGGAACCTACTGTTATGGATTACGGTTCACTTAAGATGGCATTAGTCCCATGGATCTGTCAAGATAATTATGAACAGACTATGAACTTTATTAAAGAATGTAAAGCTGATTGGCTAGGTGCTCATTTAGAATTGAATGGTTTCGAACTTATGCGTGGAGTTAAAATGCAAGAAGGTATGGATGCAAAACTCTTTGAAAAGTTTGAACAAGTTATTTCAGGTCATTTCCATGTGGCATCTGAACAAGGTAATATTAGATACCTTGGATCGCAAATGGAATTTACATGGGCAGATTGCGGAGACAAAAAATACTTCCATGTACTTGATACTGAAACAAGACAAATAGAAAAAGTCGAAAATCCGTACACTTTATTTAAAAAAGTAGTGTACAATGACGAGAAAACAAATTATAATATATATAATACTGCCGAATTTGCAAATCATTTTGTGAAAGTGGTTGTAGCAAATAGGACTGACACATTTACATTTGATAGGTTCATTGATCGTATTCAGCAAGAGAATATTTTAGATCTCAAAATTGCTGAAAACTTTAATGAGTTTATTGGTGAGAATGTAGATGATGAAGGATTAGATATTGATGATACACCTAAGTTAGTGGATGACTATATTGAAGGAGTTGATACAGACTTAGATAAAGAAAAGATTAAGATTATGATGCGCGAGCTTATGTCCCAAGCTCAAGCCCTTGAAATTGCATGATTATATTTAAAAAATTACGTTATAAAAACTTTCTATCATCCGGCAACAACTTTACTGAAATAGACTTAAACAAAGAAAAGTCTACTCTGATTGTAGGTCAGAACGGTGCCGGTAAATCAACATTATTAGATGCTTTAGCATTTGGTTTATTTGGTAAACCACATAGAGCTATCACAAAATCACAACTAGTTAACTCTATTAACGGTAAACAAGCTGTTGTAGAAGTTGAGTTTGTGGTTGGAGCAGCTCACTTTAAGATTATACGTGGTATTAAACCAAATATCTTTGAGATCTATAAGAATGGAGAGATGTTTAATCAATCCTCCCACGCTAAAGAATATCAAAACATTCTTGAGAAAAACATTCTTAAGATTAACCACAAATCATTTCACCAAGTTGTTGTATTAGGATCAAGTTCTTTTATTCCTTTTATGCAATTGAATCCACATAATCGTAGATTAGTTATTGAAGATCTATTAGATATTGGTGTATTCTCTAAAATGAATCAAATTCTAAAGGAAGAGATTAACCAAGTAAAAGAGAAATTAAAAGACTTATCATATAGAATTGATCTTGGTAGAAACAAAGTAGATACACAAAAGAAGTATATCGAAGATGTAAGAATACTTACAGAACAAAATACAACTCAAAAAGAAAATCAAATAGAAAAACATGAGAAAGAAATCGAAGAACTTAATTCACAAAATGTTCACCTATCTGAAAAAGTACAAAATGATCTCGAACCGATCCAGGAGAAGTTAAGTGGCTTTAACACCAAAAAGCAGAATCTCATATCGTACAGTGCAACTTTCAAAACTCAAATGGCTACGATTACGAAAGATGCAAAGTTTTATGAAACAAATGAATCGTGCCCCACGTGTTCACAAGATATTAGTACGGATCTTAGAGACAAAAAACTATTCGAAGCACAGAATAAAGCCAAAGAACTTAAAGAAGCAATGGACCGCATCACTACAGAATCAGCTGATGTTGAATCGAATATTTCAGAACTCAATCAATTGCTTTCCGAAGTACAAGAATGGCAGCAAAACATTAATTCTAACAATTACCAAATCGGTAAGTTGCAAGGACAAATACAGTCTCTCAGAGATGATTTAGCCAATACAGTTTCTGCAGATTTAAATAAAGCAAATGCAGATCTTGCTGAAATTAAAGAAGAGTTATCCACACTTATGGATGATAAACTTAATGAAGGTGAGATCTATTCATATAAATCTGCTATTGGTGAGATGCTGAAAGATACAGGTATTAAGACAAAAATCATTAAACAATATCTACCTGTAATGAATCAACTTATCAATCAATACTTACAAATACTTGATTTCTATGTCTCATTTAATCTTGATGAAGAGTTTAATGAAACTATTAAGTCTAGACACAGAGATGATTTCTCATATGATTCTTTTTCAGAAGGTGAGAAACAACGTATTGACTTAGCACTGTTGTTTACATGGAGACAGATTGCTAAGAAGAAAAATTCAGTAGCAACTAATCTATTAATTCTTGATGAAACATTTGATTCAAGTTTAGATGAAGCTGGTATTGAAAACTTATTTAAGATACTACATACACTTGGTGATGATACTAACGTGTTCGTAATATCTCATAAGGGAGAAATTCTTGATGGTAAATTCAAACACAAATTAGAATTTATTAAAGAGAAAAATTTCTCAAAAATGGTATAAATAATTGTGTACTTTTGTACCAAACTATGTTATAATAATATATTATGTTTTTAATTGGAGTGAAAAATGGAACTAAGTGATGCTACTCTATCAGTCTTTAAGAACTTCTCTGGTATTAATCAGAATATTCTTGTAAGATCTGGTAATCAAATCAAAACTATCTCAGAGGCACGTAACGTGCTGGCTTCTGCCGAAGTTGCAGAGACCTTCCCTAAGAATATGGGAATCTATGATCTAAACGAATTTATCGGCGTTTTGGGTCTCGTCGATACCCCTAATCTACAATTTGAAGATGAATACATTCGTGTGTCTGATTCATCTGGTAGATCTCGTGTTAAATACTTCTTCTCAGCTGAAGAGACTTTAACCGTCCCAACAAAAGATATTAATATGCCTGATCCAGAAGTGACATTCACACTTGACAATGATACACTCAATAAGATTAAGAAAGCCGCTGGTGCTCTTGGTCATACAGAAGTTTCTATCACAGGTCAAGATGGTGTGTTAAATCTATCTGTTGTTGATTCACAAAATGCTACATCTAATGCTTTCTCTATTGACGTCGACGGAGATTATCCAGAAGGTGCAACATTTAAATTCAATCTTAGCATTTCTAATCTTAAGATTATTCCTGGTGATTATGAAGTTAAGATCTCATCCAAACTTATTTCAGAGTTTGCAAACAAGAGCATTCCAGTTAAATACTGGATTGCGTTAGAAAAAACAAGTACGTACGGAGTATAATATGTCAGAAACTACTGATCAGCTAACAGAGTTAGCTAACAAAGCAGCACGATCTACTGTTGCAGTAATTGACGCCATGACACAGCGTGGCGCATTTAAAGGTGAAGAACTATCTACTATTGGTGGTCTTCGCGACCAATGCATTCAAGTGATTCAATTAGTTGAAAATCTTGAGCAAGAAAAAGCAATGGCTGACGCCGAAGCTTAGTTCCCGCGGGGCTTTGTCCCCGCACTTTATATTATGGAGAAAGTGAATGTCTAACGACTTTTTATGGGTTGAGAAGTATCGACCTAAAACTATATCAGAA